GATGTTGTAACCTACGACGAACAGTTCGTTGAAGAGTGGCTAGATAGTCCCCAAACTTCACTTTATTATTCACTGCAAGTAATGGGTGACGTTCAGGATAAGTCAAGTGCATATGCAGCATTAGACGAAGATGAAGTCCAAGATTATTTGCAAGGGATTCTAAACAACGAACCCCAATGCGATTGTCAAGAATGAACCTATATGAAAAGTTACTCAATAGAAAGAGAACATGGACTCCTGTCAAAACAACAGGAGGCAAACTTAAAGAGGGAGCAGAAGAAACCATCTACCGTGCTCTCGCAATACGCCACATGGAGTTACCAGTTGGCGACTTCATTGCAGAATCACTTAAAAAAGAGGTTCCCGAATCTGCGAGGAGACTCTTAGAATCTAACGTTAAGGATGAGGTCAAACATGACCTCGCTCTTGGCTATATTACCGACGCAATAGGCGTTGATGAGAAGGCAGAGAAAGAAGCCTTCTTACTTAGGGATGCCTGGGAAGCGCACCCTGATCACATGATAACCAAAGCATTAGTAATAGAACGTGCAATATTTTTCGTACTTCTTCCCTTCTTTCGTTTTAATGGCGATGCTGGTCTTAGGACTGTCAGCGCCGACATCAGCAGAGATGAACAAATCCACGTTGCCACTAACTCTCTCGTATGTGCTGATATGGGTCTACGCAGTAGTGGTTCTCTGGACAAACTTAGGAAGGCCACAATTAACTGGATCATGGAGCCACTAGGTAAGAATACCTATGGCGATAAATATTTAAGCAAAAAATTCTGGCTGGATACCAGTGATCGACTTATGTATGAGGGTAAAGCTCCAGAGCTTTCCGAAACTAAGTCAGCAAGAATGCCAGCCTTTTTCGAGCATAGTAATGTCAATCTCCCCCAATACTCTTGAGTCCATACTCGGACCAAACCTAGAGTCAATCCTCTCGGAGTTAGAGGACATCTACCCACAAGTAACTCCATCTCCAGAGGATTCTTTGGAAACAATTATGTACAGATCTGGTCAACGCTCAGTAGTTGATTGGATTAATAACCGAATTAAACAGGACAATTAAATGGCACAATCAGATAAGGACTGGCTCAAAGGAGCTTACAAAAAAGCATTCGGAGAAGATAGAGAAGCAAACTTTGATGCAAAAGGTGGAGCGCAATACTGGTTAGATCAAATGAAATCTAACCCTACCTCTCATAGTAGAGATGAGGTACTGAGAATGCTTCAAGGTTCAGATGAAGGTAAGAAGTATGCAGCATCAGGTGTGACAATGCCGGGTGGTGTAGACCCAACTAAATCTATTTACTCTCAATTCAAAAATGATCCCGGTAATACTTGGTTACAGCATTGGGCTCCGGGTGGTTCATTAGCAGAAGATAATGTTGACGATACTTTTAGTGCAGTTAATAAATCTTTAACAGAGATTAACCCAACTAGCAGCTACTTTAACTTTGATGATACTACCTTTAAACCAAACGATAGTAGTACTGGTGGTGGTGGTGATACTGGAACACCTCCTCCCGGTTTAACTGTTGAGGACTTAGATAAATGGTGGGATGCAAAGAATAAAGATAAAGGAGATGATAATGGCATGGGTGACTTCATGAAATTCATGATGCTTATGTCTGTCATGGGCGGCAGAGGTGGCATGGGTGGTGGAGGCTATCACGGTAGTCAGTATGGCTACGGTGGTCTAACCCCCGGTGGTGTACAAGCTGCTTACGATCCTATGAAATATCTAACAGGTATGGGTACTTGGTTTAAAGATAACTTTGGATCAGGTGGTGACTCTGCATCATCAAGCGCACTGAACATGGGTCAAGCGGTTTAATAAAATGAAAGCAAAATCTAGATACGACTATTTATCCGGGGAACGTACCCAGTTTCTAGACGAAGCAGAACAAGCGGCAGAATTAACTCTTCCATATTTAATACTTAAGGATCAATACACCAAGGGGATGAGACATCTACCTACACCTTGGCAGAGTGTTGGAGCAAAAGGTGCGGTGACATTGGCAGCAAAACTAATGCAGTCAATGCTCCCTGTACAAACCAGCTTCTTCAAGCTGCAGATGGATGACTCACAACTTGGAGAGGAGTATCCTCCAGAGATTAAATCAGAACTAGACTTATCTTTTGCAAAGATTGAGCGCACTATCTTAGAGGCAATAGCTTCTTCCAATGATCGTGTCATAGTGCATGAAGCTCTCCTACATTTAGTTGTAGGAGGTAATGCACTTATCTTTATGGGTAAGGATGGTCTGAAAGTATTCCCGCTTAATCGCTACGTTGTAGAACGAGATGGAAACGGTAATGTGATTGAAATAGTAACGAAAGAAACTATTGCTAAGAAATTAATAGAGGATCAACTACCAGAGGATGTCTTACAAGAGTACGACACCACAGTTGATAACTCACCTGATAATAATGACGAGTGCGACATCTATACGTATGTCAAACGAGACAACAACAGATATGTCTGGCATCAGGAAGTACACGGTAAAATATTACCTAAGTCCTACGGGAAAGCACCTGTTGATGTAACACCTTGGATTCCATTGAGATTCAACACAGTGGATGGTGAGGATTACGGAAGAGGTAGAGTCGGACAATTTATTGGCGACTTAAAATCATTAGAAGCACTGTCTCAAGCCTTAGTGGAAGGGTCAGCAGCTGCAGCTAAAGTTGTGTTCACCGTATCACCTAGCTCTACGACTAAACCAAGTACCCTTGCTAACGCAGGGAACGGCGCAATCGTGCAAGGTAGACCTGATGACATTGGAGTCGTACAGGTAGGTAAGAGTGCAGACTTTGGTACTGCATTCCAGATGATGCAACAACTAGAACGCAGACTTAATGAAGCGTTCTTAGTTATGCAAGTTAGACAGAGTGAACGAACAACAGCTGAAGAGGTACGCCTCACACAGATGGAGTTGGAGCAACAGTTAGGTGGGCTATTCAGTCTTCTTACTACTGAGTTCTTACTTCCATATCTAAACAGAATACTTAATCAATTCCAAAAGTCTGGAAAGATACCACGTCTACCAAAGGATATTGTTAAACCTACTATCGTAGCTGGTGTTAATGCACTGGGTCGTGGTCAGGATAGAGAAAGCTTAGGTCAGTTCCTAACAATAGTTTCTCAAACAATGGGACCAGAGGCAGTACAAAAACATATCAATCCAGAGGAAGTTATCAAACGCTTGGCAGCTGCATCAGGTATTGATGTATTGAACTTAGTGAAGTCCATGCAAGAGATACAAGCTAAAGAGCAACAAGCACAACAGATGGCTATGCAGCAGCAGCAACAAGAGAATCAAACTGCAATGATGAAGACTCCAATGATGGACCCATCTAAGAACCCTGCATTATCTGGTGATCAACAACAACCACCTACACAGTAATGAGCGAAGATCAAACATTTTCAATGGAGCCAGTAGTTAATACAGAGAACGCTGAATCCGTTGATGACTTAACAGTTGAAGAAAAAGACTCTCTACTAATTGGAGAGGACATGGAACGCCAGCAAGAGAACTTACTTGCTGGTAAGTATAAAGACGCCAATGAATTAGAGACTGCCTATAAGGAACTCGAAAAGAAATTGGGCGAAAAATCTGAGCCAGTTTCAGAGGATCAAGAATCCGAAAATGAAACTGAGGAGGAAGGCTCGGATGATTATGAGCCAAATCTATTAGACATCCTCTGGGAAGAGGGTACTAATGACAAGCTTACTAAAGAAACCTTTGAAGAGCTGAGGAATACTGACCCTGTTGAGGTAGCCAAGATGGCTATGGCACAGAGAGATAGGATGCAACAAGCACCTCAGTCCAGAGATTTTACAGAGCAAGATGTAAACCAGCTACAAGGACTTGTAGGTGGTGAAGAGAACTACAATCAAATGCTTGGCTGGGCGCAACAGTCTATGCCTAGTCAAGAGATTGAATTATTTGATGCAGTAATGGATCAAGGTAATCCCTTGGCTGCTTACTTTGCAGTTCAATCAATGGCTTTAAGATACCAAGACTCAGTTGGTAGAGAAGGTCAGATGGTTACAGGTAAAGCACCTAAAGCACAGGGAGATGTATTCAATAGTCAACAAGAAATGGTTGAAGCTATGAATGATCCTAAGTATCACGACGACCCTGCATACCGTGATGCAATTATGCAAAAGCTAGAACGATCAAACATTAACTTTTAATATGACTGATAAGAAAGCAAGCTTTGGGAAAATGGTTGCATCCTTCGGTAGCAACTGGGCTAAAATTAAAAAGACAGCTGAGAAAAAACAAAAGATTTTAGATCAGTATAAGTAGGTAGTCATGGCGACCTGACAGTTCATCATCGCCATTCACCTATCTTTCAATTCAATGACTACAACTACCGAATACGGTAAGCAAAATATTTTTGCTAAAGAAACACCTCCTCGTCTAATGAACGAACAAGAACAGAACTTTCTTATGGAGCAAGCCGAGAAAACTAATGGCCAACTAGCCATGCTTGGATTCGTTGCTGCCATAGGAGCATATATAACTACTGGGCAAATCATCCCAGGTATTTTTTAAACTTTTATAAATGACTACAGCCACACTAACAAAACCATTTGACAACTGGCAGCGTTTCTGTGACTGGACTACGAGCACCAACAACCGGATCTATGTCGGTTGGTTTGGTGTTCTTATGATCCCTGCACTATTAACCGCTGCAACAGCATTTATCATAGCTTTCATAGCTGCACCACCAGTTGACATAGATGG